GGTTTATTATTCGGTCATTGCAGCGGAGGCCGAAGAAGGTGTTTTTCGTCTGCAGGCAGAAATTGCTGGTGATGCAGGCAATAAGTACATCGGTTTGTTATTGCCACTCGATAATTTCAATGGACTAGCAGAAGCAATGGTGACAGAAATATTGATTCCAGCACGAGACACTGAAACGGATGAAGAGCTGCGAAAACTAATCATCGATTCTAAAGAGATCGTAACATTTGGCGGCAATATCGCTGATTACTATTATCTTACATCGGCGATTGCTGGTGTAGGGGCTGTACAGGTTTATCCAGTTTGGAATGGTGGAGGTACTGTTCGACTGGTTATTTTAGACGATACTTACAAAGCAGCCAGCGATGTTCTAGTTGAAACCGTCCAACAAGTTATTGATCCGACTTTGGATGGCCAAGGAATTGGTTATGCACCTATTGGCCATAAAGTGACAGTTGCTGCTCCTAGTATAAAAACTATTGATGTAGAATTTGAGATCACCTTGAATATTGGTGTTTCCTATGCTCAACTGGCCGATGTTATTGATCAAGTGATAGAAGACTACTTTGACAAAGTTCGTCGCTCGTGGGATGAACGCGGAGATACCGGCTATGAATGTTGGGTGTTTCGATCTCAAATTACCGCTGCGATTCTCTCTGTGCCAGGAGTAGCGAATGTGCAGACATTAAAACTCAATGGTTCTGAAGCTGACGTCCGGCTTGAGTTGGGCAATATGCGACAGGAATTACCTCTACTTGGCGAGGTGAATGTTGTATGAGCTTAAAGAAATTTGTACCTGATTTGTACGATAACGTTCGGGAATTTGAAGTGCTTTTTGAGGTTGAAGATAAATTGATCGGACATATTGATCAACAAATAAATCAAATCAAATCGAATCAATGGATCCAAACAGCGGACGAACAAACAATAGGCTTTCATGAACAGCTACTCGGTATTTTAGCTAACCCAGAATTGGAAGATCTTACGTTTCGTCGCCAACGAATTTTGAATCGATTACAGTCTATGCCACCATTTACAGTGCCATACTTGCGTGATCATTTAGATAGGATTTTTGGAGTCGATAACTATGCACTAGTCGTGAACTATGAAGATTATCAAATTGTACTAGAATCAAGTTCAGATAATGCTAATTGGTTCCAAGAGGCTAATATAATTATCAATAAAATCAAGCCAGCGAATATTGTCTATATTCAAAGCCCAACATATTTTCAAAGAATTAAAATCCATGAATCAGCTACAATTGCTCCGTTGTCTTATTTTCGGATCGGCAGAAGTCGAGTCGGGACAGATCAACTGTTGAAGCGTGCAGAAGAAATTGAGGTGAGTATCACTTGATCACATCGGATTTAAAAACAAACTTGAATAAAAGTTTCAAGGAAATGATCAGCCACATTATTTTAAATAGTTCCGTTCGATTGGATGAGTTTCATGCGAGTGTCGAAGATGAAATTCTTTCAATCGAATTCGATATCCCATTAAGCATCGATACTCTTAGAAAAATTGAGTTTTTCCAAGATAAGAAGCTGCTTTCTGAATGCAGTGTTTTTGTACCAGTAACTGGCGATACCCTTTTCAAGTATAGAGTTGAGGTGAAATAATTGGTAAAACAATGGAGAAATGAAGATATTATCGCACCGGCGGATGCACAGCGATGGGAGGATGGTGTTGACAAAACATTAAAAGAAAACGTGCAAAATGCAGGTGATTTGAAAAAGCATGCAGAGGATAAAAGCAATCCTCATGGCGTAACGGCAGCGCAAACCGGCGCTTATACTAAGTCGGAGTCAGATGCTAACGATCAAGAAACCCTTACAACGGCCAAACAATATACAGACGAAAAAAAACAAGAAGCTAATACATTTACTAGTCAAGAAGTAGCAAAAGTAAAAACAGATATTCAAAATGGCAATGTCGCTTCTGCCTCCAAATTAAACACAGCTAGGAAAATCAATGGAGTAGACTTTGATGGTACAAAAGATATAAATGTAACTGCTAATCCAAATCAGAGAACAATTCCTGCAAATGCCACTTTGGATGACTTAATTGAACCAGGTTTTTGGACTTCCCATAGCAACGGGAATACTGCAACACTAACAAATGCGCCATTTGGAGTAAATACTTTTACACTTCAAGTTGGAACTGGTCTTGAAAATGGTAGGATATTCCAAACAGCGAAAAGTATGGGTGATGGATCTGTAGCAGTCCGTCGTAAAAGAGAAGATACACAATGGTCTGGATGGGTGAGATTGGCCAGAGCTGATGGGACAATGCAAACTGGTTTATTTTCAGAGACGGCAGATAGGCTTAGGACGTCTCGCAAAATCGCAGGTGTAGACTTTGATGGTAGAGCTGACATTGCAATAGCTGCCGGAAATGTTGGAGCTTATACGAAAGGAGAAGTTGATAAAAAACTACAAGATGAGATTGGTAATTCGATCGATAACCTTGATGTAGCAACTCGTAACTATTTGATTGATTCTCACATCGAGAGAACAGGTAGAAATGAGTTTTTAAACGATCCATCTTGGAATCTGGCTCCACTAATTGATGAGTACGGCATGGATAGAGAGTACACAGTATCATTCGATTTGAAATCGGCTATTGCAGGAACAATAAGAGTATATTGTCAAAACGGATCAGGAGCTAAATATGATATTGGACAGCATCCTTTGAATGCGACAACAGAATATAAAAGATTTAGCATTTCTTTTAAACCTACGAAATCTGCTGGTTTCGAAACTGAAACACGATCATTATTAGCATTTTTCGGAGTATATGATTCTGGACGAATACCGACAGTACGAAACGTGTCTTTTGGTTTGGGTAATGTTGGTGGAGACTGGATGCCAAATCCGGATGAGCTTGCCTTGAAAAACGATTTAAAAATGAGTGCACGAAATCTATTGCCAAAAAGCTCGTTTTACAACGGTTTAAGTGGTTGGGTTGTATCAGCATTTTCTAGCGTTACATCGACCGGAGATTACACGAGAGTAACAAAAGGGGTTAACGCAACAAGATCTACAATATCTATAAATTTAGATGGGATAAAGCAGTCTACTCAATATACAATCGGGCTGATGGTTTATGTTGAATCAGTTTCAGATGGAGCTACTGGCCATGGAACAGGTGTTTTTCTGAGAACAAACGATGGAACAATGCAAGATTCGCCTGTTGGATATGTCGATTTTACAAAGGTTGGCGAATGGCAGCTTGTGAAAGCGACAGGCACTACACGACCGGGGGCTTGGGTTATCCCAGCTCAGCTAACTATAGCAATACAAGCAAATATATCCTGTACAATCCGCATCAAAGAATTTGTCCTTGTTGAGGGAAATCACTACATGGGCTGGTTTCCGGCACCGAGTGATAAAGCGGATCAAGCAGATTTTGAAGTAACACAACAAAAAGTCAAAAGCTTAGAAGAGAACACGATACGCATCACGAATCAATTCCCAGATCCTGATTTTTCAAAGGGGACACCTCGTCCAGTTGCTGAAGGAGGAATCGGGATTAACTATAACGATGGAGTAGGTGTTGTGCTTAACAACCCAACAGCTGTTCAGGGGAGGATCTATTGGGGAAGCCCTCCGCTGGGACTTATGGTGGGTAAAACTTACAATGTGTCAATGTATCTTAATGCTGGTGGAGCGAGTGCAGGAAGGGTATTTATTGCAGGGACATCAACAGGCGATAACTTTTCTTTTTCTGTTCCAAATGACTCTCCTGTTTGGGTACATGGAACAATTGGGCTTACGAATTGGTCTGCCTTTTCGGTTTGGTTACCACCTAATACTTCTTTACGCATTCGTGAACTTTACATTTATGAAGCCAACACAGACATCACGACAGCGCGCATTGAGCGATTGGAAAAAGATAACTCACTGCCTCGTATAGCACCAGCGTTTGCGGCAGGATTCATGACCTATAATGCAGATCCTGCATCAACAAACTATTGCGCCGTGGAAAGACAAGAAGACTGGATTACCCTGCACGGAGCAATAACAAATACAGTTGTTATACCAGCAAATTCACCTGCGTATGTTATGTGTACTCTCCCGGTAGGGTATCGTCCTGATCGACAAGAACGGGGGTTAATGCAAGGCAGTGGCTCTGCAAAGTACCTGTTACATGTAGAAACAAATGGAGAAGTCACTGTATCAAGATACAGTGGGCATAGTCAAGTTGGGATGCATGATGCACCAATCGGCTCTTGGTTAACTACGAATATTGGCTATAAGGTAGGTGGATAAAGTTGGACGTGAAAAAATTTTTAACTGAGCTTAGACAATCACATAAGCAAGGTGCCTTTACGGAATATGTCCGCGAGTACTGGCATGAGGCTGTAAGTGAGTTAGAAGAGCACCAGCTGCGGATGGACGATGTGAATATGATGGTCGTCGATGCAAAAGATGACAGCGAATTTGAGGAAGTGGTCCATGATGTGATCGACGAATTAGAGGAGAACCAC